ATCTCTCCGCCCTCATATTCGTCATTTAGATACGCTACAAGAGATACTGTACAGTTGTACGAGAAACCGTGGTCATGGTGCTCCATGAAATGTTGGCCTTCGCCATAACGAACAAAGTTAAAAGCTTCCCAATACCTTAGATTGTGGATGTTATTTGTTCTTGAATAATCATCGACTGCTGCTTTCTGTGCATCGTAGCATTCTTGCCAGATCTGCTGTAGTTCTTTTGACTCTTGGCTTAGGTCTCCTGCTATATCGTTTTTCTTAAATTTAAAATCGATACAGTCTCTATATTCAGGCATTCTTTCTTGGTAACCAACATAAGCTGGTTGCCAATTATAATGGTTATTACCATTCAAAACTTTTTCTAATCTTTTTATAATATCCCACTCTGGTTTTATTACATCTCTATAGAGAGTTATGCAATTACCTAAGTCTTCCTTAGAACTCCAAGTTTGCTCGTATGTCATTTCTTGCATGCTCATTCTATTGGCCCTCCTGTGGGTCCGTAATTGCTTGGCAGAATTTTTTCTCCCTTGGATTCTGCTTCTTCCCAACCTTTTAATTGTACAGCTTGTTGTGCTCTAACTGCCTTAAGACTCTCAGCCCATTCATCTATTTTTTCTTGAGTATATTCTGATTCTTCATAGTCCCAAAATTGACCAATGGTAAATCTTTCTCCAGACGTAATCAATGATATGCCATGCTGGTTGTTATGTCCACCATCAAATGCTGCTAATAGACCAGTCTTTGGTTTAATTGAAATATTATGATCAGGAAAGAATAATTCTCCACCATCAAAATTATCATTCAAATATATAAACGTTGCCCACTTGCTTCTTTCGAATTCATTGTACTTACCATCTGTACTATTATCTGAATGAGGGTTTGTAAAACCTCCTGTAGCCCATATTTGTGCATGTGGGAAACCAATTGGTTTTAGACCACTACCACGAGCGAGCTCCGCAGCTTCTTTCATTCTAAAACTCAAAGACTCAACAAGATCCTTAGGTAATCCAAAATCAACCATATCATCGCCTACTGGCAAGTTGGCTGCAGATGATCCATAAAATCCAATTCTATTCCATTCAAGTTTGCCATTCTTTTCTGAGTGATCCCAATATTTAATTATAGCATCACATTCTTCTTTACTCAAGAAGTTTTCAAAAACAACAATATTATTTTTATAGTTTATTCTATTCATATTATATTATATATTTGCTACCATTTATATGAGATATTTCTAAATGGTTTATGTTTACATGTTTTGGCAATGAGGATACCCATTGTATAGCTTCGGCCATATCTTCTGCAGTCAATGCATTGTCTTTCTTTTCTATCTGAGTGTCAATAGTTCCTGGGCAGATATCTGTTATTTTAATGCCATAAGCTGGGAATTCCATTCTCATGGTATCGACTAAACCTAACTGACCTCTCTTTGCATTTGAGTAATTGCCTGATCCTCTGAATGGAATCTGTCCACACAATGAAGTAATGAATACAATGGTTGGCGATTCAGACTTCATCATTGTAGGAACAAACAACTGCGAAATGTACATAGGACCAGATACGTTAATATCATAAGCTCTCCTGAAGTTATCCATGGATTCATGAATAATTTGCGTTGGCCCAGCACCACCACCAGCATTATGAACTAGTAGATCTATTGTAGCATCTTTGTATTTTACAAAGAATGATTGAATCTGTTTTTCATCTGTTACGTCTAGTCTATTAATTTCAACATTATTAGACTCTAGATCTTTCATAGCACCCAAGTTCCTAGATGCAGCAATGACTTTATATCCATTGTTTGCTAAAAGCTTAACCGTAGCTCTACCTACGCCTTTGCTGGCTCCAGTAATTATCGCTGTTTTCATTACATTGCTTCTTGGGAATGGAATCCCATATTATTGTGTATCCAATGGCCTGGGACCATATATTTAAAACCAGTTTTAACAAGGTGGGCAGTATGAAAATATGGCGCAGACGCTGGGAAAATAATTATACTATTTGCTTTTGGTTTAATACCTACATCAAAATTTTTATTCACTAGAGCTACATCATAATCTGGATCTATATGAGGTTTTTGAATAATCCCATCATGGTCTACAATCTTAAAGGATATCTCTCCACCTTCACAATCATCGTTCAAATACATAACCAAAGAGTATCTTAAAGTTTTATCACCATCGAGTTGATCAAAATGAGATCCCATAAATGTTCCAGTGTTATATCTCTTTATATTAAACGTTGGGAATAATCTTGGTTCGTCATAATCGCCTAACGATTCTGCATAGTCTTTAGAAACTTTATAAAAAGCATCTATAACTGAATCATAAACATATGACATCTTTTCATCATCGCTATCCGAACCAAATGTTTTGGTTTTCCCATATATGAAATCTTTGTCATTAGACGACGTCCATGGTTCCCAATCATTATTTAATTCTTTTAAAACTTTATCGAAGTTTTCAAAATCTGGTATTACATTTTCATAATAGTAAATTTTTTCGTGTAGTATATTTTTATCCATATAGCTCCTATTTAGTGTTAAAGTTTTCTAGTACTGTCCAGAAGAATGGGCAAGTAAATCTAAGACCAGAAGTTACTGGTGTAACCCCGTGCACATAATTCTTGTCTCCTGGGAAAAAATATGCCGACCCTGCTTTTGGTTTTATCTTTATATTTTGCGCTGGAAAATATAGTTCTCCACCTTCGTAATCATCATTGAAATAAAAGATCGATGCTATATCATAGTATGGGAAAGCATTGGGTTTACCAGCATCTGGTCCTTCATGCAATTCTTTATCAGCATGCGGAGTTTGGTGAGTGCCTACTGGCCATTTAACGACCGCAGGTCCTGTTGCTCTAACGTTTACATTAAAGAAACTATCTACTTTAGTTTTAAGCCTTTGTTGCATGTCTTGGATTAAAAGCAATATTGTTGGGTCTACTTTTTGTAAAGAAGCATGTGTTGCGACTCTATCAGCCCAATAATCCGCATCATAAATTACTGTTCCATTCTCATTTTTTTTACTCTCAGTAATATCCCATACCGTATTGTTAACAGCAAAGTTCCTAAGCTTCTCTTGCTCCTCTGGTGTAAGAAAGTCTGATACTTCTACAATGTTATCTGGTGAATCGCCAAAATACCCAGATGGAATTAGCGATACGAACTCACTTTGATCATCATTTTTATTGACAATTATTTTTTCCATGTTATTCACCTTCAATGACTTTTAGTCTTATTAGTTTAACTTCGTGTTCACCAACAATTTTTCCTTCATGATTCACAGCATCTCTATAAAAGTCTGAGAACTTACCAGATTTATTAATGTGACTTATCACTTCGTTGTATCCTATATAATCTTGATGATATGATGTTGGCATCTCGTTATAGTTTTTAATATGCAATTCTGTGTTCTGTAAATTGGTTAAAGATATTGGAACAACTGCCATAACTGGAGTGCCTGCTTTAATAGTTATTTCTCTATTAGCTTCTGTTATTCTCCATGCGCATGGTAAACTACTATTATAAAAAGAAGTGCTTATTATGGTTGTGAATGGTGATACCCCAGGTATATGTTGGTTTGGAACTGGCATAGTTAAAAGGCTATAATCATTTGGTGTTTTAAAAACAAGCCCAGTATTAAAACTTATAGTTGCATTTCCTCTGTTTGGATGAACATAGTTTTTTCCAGCTAGAATATGGATATGATCTGGTGTTGTATCAGATATACCATCCCAGATAAAAGTAATATCTTCAGGAAAAGAAATACCCCAACCTAGACCATTGGCAAGGCTTATTGGGAAGCATCTATAAGCATGAGAATCAGCTGTTTCATCCATCCATTCTCTTTTTACATTTAATGGAGTGATGTTGGAATAACCATTTCTCATCTCATAAACAACAAAGCCTTCTATCATTATTCTGGCCACCTGTCGGCTTTGTCTTTATCTTTAGTATAGTAAGATACAATAGTATATTTAACACCATCATTCACAGCACGGAAACCATACGAGTAATCGTGGGTGCCAGGATAAGCAACCATTGTTCCAGGAGTTGGTTTTACTTCAAGATCTTTTTTTGGGAAAAACATTTCTCCGCCATCAAAGTCATCATTCAGAAAACAAATAGATGAGTATTGACGATGTGGGAATGGGTATTCTTCTCCCGGTGTAACGTATTCACTATCTGGGTCATATTCACCATCTGCATGTACGATTTGATGATCACCTTCAAACCATCTAATAATGAATAGCGTATCTGCATAGATGGGTTCTGTAAGGCCTTGTGTATCAATTATATGTTGAATAATACGTTTTCGTAAATTAACTAACAATTTTATAATCAATTGTTCTTTAGGATCATCGATATCTAAATGATTAATGTCAAGTATCCGATTGTCCCAAAAGTTATCGTCAGGTCTTTTATTTTCATCGTCAGGTATCCTGTGCCAACCAAGTGGTGCTTCATTTTCAATATAGCTAAGAACCGTGCTTATATCTTCTGTACTTAGAAAATTTGGTTTTACTGATATCATTATTTTTCTATCTTAAGTGTAAAAGTAATTTTTGTCAATTTGGTAACATGTCAGCTTTGTTTATATCTTTTGTATAAAAAGATGAAATAACATATCTGATCCCACTAGTCACAGGGCGAACTCCATGAAGGTATTCGCGGGTTCCTGGGAATGTAAGCATCATTCCTGGCACTGGTTTTAATTCAAGATTATGCTGTGGGAAGTATATTTCTCCACCGTCAAAGTCATCGTTTAAATAAATAAGAGAACCACAGTAACGGTGTGGGAAAACATATTCACCTTCTTCTGAAGTATTATATTCAGCATCGGCATGGGGAACTTGTTCATACCCTTCTGGCCATCGCACTAGCTGAACCGAGTCACCATATATTGGTACTGTAAGGCTTTGTATTTCAGTGATATGTTGTTTAACACGGTTTCTTGTGTTTATAAGCAATTCTAAAACTAGTTTATCTTTTGGACTGGGATCTTCAATATCCATTATTGCAAGACATCTATTTCTCCAAAACAATGGTATGTTTGGGCCCCACTCTTTTGGAGCATCATGCTTGGCATAATCGAGGATGGTGCTTACTTCTTCTGGACTTATGAAGTTTCGATTTATTGATATCATTATGGTTATATTTTATTTAATTGCTTGACTCACGGTAATGTCAAGTATTGGTTTTCCGGATTCTACATCCTGGTATACAACGCCTTGATCTATTAATTCTTTTACTTTTTGATCATACGCAAATGTTGTTGTGACGTATCTAACCCTATCACCTGTGACAGGTTTAACTCCATGAAAGTATCTTCCTATACCTGGATGGATTAACAAGTCACCTTTTGATGATTTATACTGTAAACCTAGTTTTGGGTAGTAAATCTCGCCACCTTCAAAGTCACTTAGGTAGAGTGTGAAAGCTAGCTGAACAAAATTGTTCCTGCCCATATCTTCTGTAGGGTTATCGGAATGTTCAAACATCCCTTGACCCTTTTGTATCCTGTGGATAGATCCAGGATCACTAAGAAACCAGTCTTCTGTAAACAGAGTCGCTATTTGTGCTTTAATCTCTTTGTTCTTCTTATTTACTTCTTCGTTGTCAACAGTATATAAAAACTTTCCATACCACCAACCTCTTCTATTTCTTTCCCACCATTGTTCCTCTGGGACAGACTCTGCAAAATCAACGAGGTAATCACATGTTTCATCTGAGATGAAGTTTTTTATTACCCATATGTTCTCTTCAATTTGTACAAAATTAGGGTGTGATTTAAGGATGTCGTAATTGAATAATTCCATACTTACTTAGTCAACAACTCAAAGCTTTTACATATGTGACAAAAGTAACGGTTCGGCGGGGGCGGCGCGGCTTGCATATATATTTCCCGAATTTTTTAATCTTTTAATGAGATCGTAATATAGCTTATTCAGTTATAGGCTCAGCAATAGTTGTGCCTTTATCATGAACATTCCAGTGGCACCGGTCAAATCGGCTTGGGGTTCCATAATGGTTGTAATGAGTCCATTGTGGAGGTCTTCCTTTTATTATACCTGCTGGTACTCTTTCGTCAGGCGTTCCCTCATGTATTATACAAAAACCACAGTTCTTACATTTAGAATGATTATTGCATTCTTTAGCGTATTTGAGATTCCAATTCATTATTCGTCTTTCAAATCTTTTAATGAGAACGTAATATATGTTATTTTAGAGTGAGAGGGTGATCCTTAGCCATGTGTTGGCCTAAGTCAATAGAAGACGTTTGTCCTTGTAGCTTTAGATCTCGATATTGACTATCGTTTAAGTTGTCAGACTTAAGGCCTTCAAAGGCAGAGCGCATGCTCTCTTGTAACTTATTACAAGTAGCACAACCCTCTATAGCGTATCTAGTGTTCCAGTTCATATTATTCGTCTTTAAGATCTTCTTCATATTGACGCATCTTCTTTGCCATTTCAGCAGTGCTTTCAAAACTTTCATCAGGAGTAAAGTCAGCATCAATGCTTAAATTGATATTATCTTCTGAAGCGTATCGTTCATTCCAATTCATATTATTAAATGTCTTCCATAGCATCTTTGTATGCTTTGTACTTTTTATACAGGGTTGCTTCGTCATGGCCACAACGACGATCGTTCTCATCACATAAAGGGTGATGTTGATCATTTGCAACGTCGCAATTACAACCGGCGCAGAAGCATGGTGATTCTGTACGATCACCATATTTATCACGATATTTAAGTATTTTTGAATAATCCGCTACTCCATTAAAACAATCAGTGTAATAATCTAAATCTATATTGTTTTTAGCAGCATCTAATGCATTTTTGTGAGAATAGTCGTAAAAATGCCGATTAATAATATAATTTTGAAGACGTACACCATTAGATTTAACTTCATGTGCTTGACCCTTAGTAACCAATGGAAGGTGGTCGCTGTAACGATTCATTAATGAATACTCATTCGTGTAATCATAAGGTTCGTTTTCTTCCAAACGTTTCTTCTTAAAACTATCTTGCACGTAATTAATAAAATCATTGTCATTTGATGATTTTTTTGCATCTAATGCATATCTAAGATTCCAATTCATACTATTCCTCGTCGATCATACCACTTATAGAATAAGCGTGTTGTGTTAAATTATTTGCATGCTTTATTAAACTGTCTTTCATAGCATCGTTGTATTCTTTGTACTTTTCATTAGGAGTCTCTATGTGGTTCCATACATGGTTCCAGGCTTCTGCTGCTAAAGCATGAGCATTTGCGGCAAGCTTGTGGATTGTATGATCCGTATCACCCTCATAATGTTGGTCAGCAGATTCAGTATGGTAAGCAGTCATACCATTATGGTAATTTTCATACTCTTCAGCTTTTTCTTTATTATACTTATCAGCATCGCTATTGAACTTTTCATCAAAGTTAGAAAAGTCATATAATGAATTATCATTAGCGTAACGTTGGTTCCAGTTCATACTACTGGTTCCTTTGCTTATGTATTTGACCTGTCATTGCGCCATACCAGATGGGTTGACTACCGAAAGGTATTGCTTGAGGGGTTGCTGTCTCTACAGGGGCTTGTGGGGCCTCTACAATGGCTTCTACGGCTACAGGCTCTTCTACCAAAGCTTCTTCGACAGCTTCCGCAATAACTACTTCTTCTACTTTGTCTTCTTCTTGTAGAACATCACTGAGGCCTTGTAGAGCTTCCTCTATAGGTGTTTCTATCTTTGTTGTTTTAGGTTTTGCTGTAGTCATTATTCAGGAATTTTCTTAATTATTCATTACATTGCAATAATGATTATCCATTAATGATCTTGTCTTGGCATTCTCTGCTACAAACATTTGCTTCAGGGTGACCAGTGTCTTTACCACAATTAAGGCAAGCACCAGCGTTGGTTCTCATAGAAGTACCTTCACCTCGAAGAGTTTTGCATTCTGTGCAAGATGAATGGTGTTTGATCATATGCCTGTTGGTTGCTTTGATAACTTGCATAACATTGTCATGATCGGCATTATCGGCAAAGAGTTGTTCATTCAAAGCCATTCTGGAATTAATGATGCCACGAGCAACACGGCATATAGAGTCTTCAGCAGAAGCTGTCTTAGAAAGACTTGCTACTCTTTCGCTCAATATATGTTTTTCAGCACAAGGCCGACATGCTACAGGAACATCGAGAGGAAGTTTATCAACACCAGCGTTTTCAATTCGAGTCCACCTGCCAGTATCAGGGTGTTTTACAAAACCAGAACTCATTAGATTAGTTTTTAATTTACCAAATTCATCATATTGTTTTCCCATTTCTTGATGATGTTGTACAGCTCGAGCGGTGCCTACGCTAGTCCCACAAGTATCACATTTACCTGTCCTTTTAAGTCGATCAGGTATTGCAGCAGAACCTGGAGTAGTTTTATTTTGAAAAACAAGTTCTCCATTTTCATTTTCATTTACTGAGGTTCTGGTTATGTCTGGGGATGCTGGTTGACCTGGTATTCTATCAAGAGGCGCAGCAATCTTTTGACCTAACGAGTTTGCATATTTAACATCCCATGGGGATAGTGGGTCGGGAATAAATGGCATGACGAATCCTTTCGTATCTATATCCTATAGTAATTAGCACCCTATTTTACAGTATCTCTGAAAATGCCCCAAGGGGTCCCCGCCATTTTTTTTAAGTGACCTCTTTTCCTATAATAGGGGTCCCATTTTCTATAAGTACCCCCCCTATGAAAACCCTTTGTTTCTGGAAAAGGCAAAAACTTGTCATCCTATTTTACGCCTTACATTGAGAGATGAAGTACAAAGGCAAAAAGGTTATGAACTTCTTTGGACATCATCATTCGGTAATCCTAAGTAAGAAATGAAAGGAGGTGAGTAACATGCGTATTCCAAAGTTTAACTCTGGAAGCAAGCCAACGTATCGTGGTCAGTTTAGTACACCTGCATGGCCTGCAGCTAGTGGCAGAACAACGTCATCAGGTAGACGTAATTCACCACGACGTAGAACTAAGTAAACCTCAATGCAGGAGGTCCCATATCAACTCAGAAATGGTTTGGTGTGGTGCCTCATGTCGTGAGACATCAATTAAACAAGTAAGAAAGTAAGTGATAAATATGAGTGTTAACTCGTACACAAGTAATGACTGGAGTAAGTTCATAGATGAGTTTGAATCTGGTGAGCTTGCCCCTCCAATGGTTGAAGTAATTGAACCTGAGGAACCACGTCGCACACACTGTTGTTCTGACTGCGGTTGTGAGTGTGGTGGTTGTAACTAAGTAAGAAAGGAGGTAATCATGGCATCAAGCAAAAGCTTGATCCAATGTGACACATGCGGACGATGGGACGAAGTTTACGACCAAGACTTAATGTCAATCTTTAAGACGCTTGGCGG